ACCATCACATTCCTTAATACTCCTGAGCTATCCGGCAGCTATCGCCTCATTATGATTGACGACGTTACCGGCTACGGAATCGCTCAGTATAATGCTGTCTTTGCTGGAACTGCTTCTGAAGTTGTCCAGGCATATGAGTACACAGCTAGTGGTGAGGGTGCGGCTACAGAGGCCAAGCAGGATCAGATCATCGCAGCAATCAGCCCGCTAACGACTGTCTACACTCCTCAACTAACAGAGGACACACTGACACTAGTTCGAGGCGATGCCTACGATGGAGTTGCTAATAACGCACTAACTTGGTCATCTTCGAAGGACATCTCAGGCTACACAGTCAACTTCACCATTCGTGACAGCCAAGACGTTATCGTCATGGATAACACGACAACAGGTGTTGACACATCGGGATCAGTTGGCAACACATTGAGCGTCTCGCTATCCTCAGCCGCTACTGACTTACTAGATCCACTCAAGAGCATCTACACCTTCGATGTTGAAGTTGAGTTCTCTGCTACCTCACGCTGGACGGCTGTTAAAGGCACTCTCTGCGTAGAACAGGATGTAACCCGTGATTAGATTCCTATTAGCTTTAATGCTTCTATTATCCATAGCAAGCCATTCACAGGCTGAACTATACGACACCTACCTCCCAGCCGCCAAAGCAAGCCTAGCCGATAAAAAGACGCTAATCGTCGTTATCGGGGCTGAAGACTGGTGACCAACATGCGTTAGATTTCAGGCTGAAATCAGAAAGAACCCTTCGGTATCAAACGGGGTTCACTTAGCTTTCGAAGAGTACGATACCGAGTGGGGCAAGAAGATATACAAAGGCACTTCGGTTCCGGCGTTAATTAAGTATAAATGGGATGGTAAGAAGTGGACTCGAACAGTTCGGGTTGGCTACCTATCTCAGAAGAACCTAAGAAGGTGGATACAGGAATGAGTAGAAGCGTATCAGAGATTAAAGAGGCTATCGCCCACCTCGAATCAGTATTGGACTCAGGAGCAACAACTGTAGCTCAGGATGGTTCAACAACCGTATTTGACTTAGACAGAGCAGCAGCAAGGCTAACCGACCTGAGAGCTGAACTATCTACCCTTCAAGGCAAGAAGAAGCGACGACGAATTTTCAACCGTATTGACCTCAGCTAAGGAATCTAACATGGAATGGCTAGACGAAGCTAACGGCTCCCTCGACTTTGGCTACCAAGGTTCTGAGTCTGTAAGCAAGAACAGAAAACCTAAGAAGCGAAAGCTAGACACAGAAGATCAGCAGTTAACTGCGTCTGCCCGAAAAGTTCTCCAAGCGACTACGCGAGACCTTCGCAGGAACGAAGTAGCAGCACGATGGATTCTTAGTAAGCATATCGACTTCGTAGTTCAACACAACTTTCAGCCGAACTCTGGCAGCAAAGCTATTGATGATAAGTTGCGAGACTTCTACACCTACGCGGCTCGTAAAGAGCAGTTTGACATCTCTGGACGTTATGACCTAAACGCTTTCATGCGAATGATCGAAGCCTCTGCTGTTGTCGATGGTGACATCTATTGCGTTAGACAACGAGGCGGCTATCTTCAGCCTATCGAGTCTGATCGCATTAGACAACCAGACATCAATCGTTCTCGTAGCCTCTCACCGTCAAACGGAGAGCACGAGAAGGATATGCAGGATTGGGTTCAGGGAGTTAAGACGGACAAGACAGGTCGACACAAGACCTACGCTATCCATCAACGAACCAGAAACCAGTACGTATTCGAGAGAAACGTAGCGGCCAGCAAGGTCATTCCTATGGGCTTCTGGGACAGGTTCGACCAGACAAGAGGTATCTCACCTCTAGCATCTGTCGTAAACACCATCATGGACTTAAACGAAAGTTATGACTACGCACTTGCTAAATCTAAAGTAGCTCAGTTGTTCGCTCTCTCGATCACAAGAGATGCACAATGGGGACTAGGCGATGATGAAGAAGATGGCGACTCAGATCCAAATGAGAGCATCAGCTTCGATAAGGGAGCTATGGTTCTTGACTTAGATCCAGGTGAAGAGGCCAAGTTCTTAAACGCGGCTACTCCTGAGACTGCTACTCAAGACTTCTGGAAAGACATGATCTCTCTCACATTGAAGTCACTCAACATCCCATACTCGTTCTGGGACGAGAGCTACACTAACTTCAATGGCTCACGTACTGCTTTGATCCTATACCTTCGAAGCTGTGAGAAAGACAGAGAACGTCAAGTAGCCTTCCGAAACGAATGGTTCACATGGCGACTAAAGGTTGGAATCCTCAAAGGTGAGATCCAACTTCCAAACTCTTTCGACATCGATCCTAAGAACTGGATGTGGGTTCCTAACGGCCTCCAGTACTGGGACACAATGAAAGAAGCTAACGCTGACGCACTATTGGTTAAAGAGTCACTACGCTCACGAACCGAGATCCGTCGAGAGCGTTACGGGGACGAGTGGACAGATGTTGTCCAGAAACTAGCTGAAGAGAAGCAACTCCTCAAGTCTCTCGATCTATACGAGGAACCTAAAGAAGTTCAAGCACAACCCCCTAAGAAGAAGGACAACAAAGATGGCAAGTAAGACTTATATGAAACCTACTATCTTCCGTGCAGGTGTCGTCAAAGGATTCGATCAGAAACCTGAGATCAGCAGAGAAGGCGGTGAGTTCGGTGCAGGGTTCATTAAGAACTTCGCAGTTATCACTAAAGGTGAAGCACTTGGTCATGGGGCTTGGGTTGACGACACTTTCGTCGCTCAAGTAGCAGAGCAACTAGCTTTCGCTAAGAAGGGCATCAAAGCCCGATACACGCACCCAAACCAATGTGGCGATTCACTGAGCAAAGGCTTAGGTCGTGTATTCTACAGACTCTCTGAGGATGGCAAAGTAAGAGGTGATCTTCACTTCTGGAAAGCCGCCCACAAGACCCCTGATGGAGACCTCGCCGGTTTCTTGATTGATATGGCAGAAGATGATCCTGAAGCCTTCGGAGCTTCTATCAGCTTCATGCAAGACGTTGAAGCTATGGAACAGTTCTCACTTGAGAATCCTGAGTCTCCAGATCCTTTGAACGTCAATAACTACCCCCATGTCAGATTGGGCAAGCTACGGTTCTGCGACATTGTTGACGAGCCTGCTGCTAATCCTGACGGCCTATTCCATCGCGGGGGTGAAGTCACCAACGCTGAGTCAATCATGGAGTATGCTTTAGGCATCCGAGAGGATCGCCCTTCTGATTGTGAAACCATATTCGGCATTGAGTCTGATAGACTGCTCAATTTCGTATCCACCTTTCTTAACACGCGAGGACTACAAGTCGTGAGTATTGAAGAAACAGGCAGCAACGAGCCTATCGTTGAAGAGCAACTCTCTGAGGAGATTGTTGAAGTTGTTGAGACTCCTGAAGTTGAAGAGACTCCTGAAGTTGAAGAAGTCGTCGAGACTCCTGAAGTTGAAGAAGTTCCTGAAGTTGAAGAAGTTGAAGAAGTTGAAGAAGCTCCAGAGCAAGAGCTTGACCCAGAAGCCCCGTGCTCACCAGTAGGCAAAGGCCACTTCTCCAAAGAAGAACTTGGACAGTACATCGAGAACTTTGGTAGCGAACTTGGAGTCGAATACTTCATGGGCGATATGGATCTCGCTGCTGCTCAAGCTGATTACATTGGTAAGCAGAAGAACGAGATCGAAGCTCTTAAAGCTCAGATCGAACTCTCAGAGCAAACCGAAAACACACCTCTTTCTGGACAGAACGGCGAACCCGTTGTCGAGAAGGGCAAAGGATTCCGAATTAACTACGCTTAATTCAAAACACACTTTCTAGCCTCCTTCCGTGTGAGGCATTTTTCTAACTCCTTTTAAGGAAACACTACAGATGGCGAACGATTTCTTAACCGTAGCGGACATGCTTGCTGATGCCTATGACCTTTCTGGTCTTGAGACTTCTGAAGTACGTGCTGCTGCACCTGTTATTGCTTCTCTTCCAGCAATTAGCTCAAGCAATGGAACCGTCCATAAGCAGAGCGTTATGACACAGCTACCCGTTGTTGGATTCCGATCCGAGAACGCTGGTCGCGATTTCGATCATTCGGTTGATCGAGTTGACACCGTAGACCTTAAGATCCTCGATTGGTCTTGGGCATGCGACAAAGCCGTTGCCGAGTCATCACGACTTCCAGGCGGCAAAGACGAGTACATTCGTCGGGAAGGTATGCGTCACGTAATGGCCGCTATGTTCAAGCTAGAGCAACAGTGGATCAACGGAACCGTTGGTGCTGACGCTACTGGTTTCAATGGCCTTGCAGACAGTGCTAACCTAGACGGTGCTGCTGACGACATGGTTGTTAACGCTGGTGGAACAACTGCCTCTACCGGTTCTTCTGTCTACTTGATTCGTCGCAACTCTGCTGAGTGCGGAATCGTTGCTAAGAACGGCGAAGTCAGCCTTGGCGACACCATGATCCAGAACTTCGTTGACGGATCTGGAAAGAACTACCCTGCATACTACACAAACGGTTGTGGTTGGTTCGCAGGCTTCTTCGGTAGCCTCTACAGCGTTGTCCGAATCGGCAACTTGACTGAGGACGCTGGCAAGGGACTCACAGACGACTTGATCTTCCAAGCTCTTGAGCGATTCCCTGCTGGTCACTCTCCTGACTTGATCATCGCTAACCGACGATCACAGTTCCAGCTTCGTGCCTCACGAACTGCAACAAACGCCACTGGAGCACCTGCACCATTGGTAGACAGTGCCGCTGGAGTTCCAATGATCACGACTGACGCTATCTCTAACGTCGAAACTTTGTTGGTATAATCATGACAAATCCTATCCGCAGGGCTTTCAAAGCTCATCGGAAGGTTCATCGTAAACTAGCAGGAATCGAGATAACCGTCACAAGAGGCTTAAACACCTCGGCGGTTATCTTGGCTACTGCTGGCTTTACAGGTGAGACCCTCTTTGACGAGATGGGAACCACGACTTTCACTAAGCATCGAGACTACTTAGTAGACATTACTGACTACGACCTGGGCTCTGGTGCAGTCGAGCCACAAAGACACGACATCATTACTGAAGTAATAAACGGAGTCCCTCACACGTTTGAGGTTGTTTCTGCTAACGGAGACAAACCTGCGAACTATGATAACAGAGATAGAACGCTCTGGCGACTTCATACAAAGGAGATCTAAATGGGAGTAGCAGTAGACCTACTTGATGGGATAGTTGCTAAACTTAACGAGACCACCTTTGGCACAGCAGTAGTGTCGAGATCCTTCCTACCTGAAGTAGAGCGAAGAGGTCTTACACCGCGAATCATTGTGACTCTGGCAGGCAAGGAAAGTTTTGAACTTGACCGAGGAAGCGAAGCCATTACGTACAAAGTTGACATTGGACTTACCTACCCAACAACCTCTGAAGCTGAAATAGATGACTGCTTCGACATGATCGAGTCCATACAGGACTGGCTATGTCGCCGAGATAACAAGAACTTCTCAACAGCAACTAATACTTTCAAGCTGAATCTGCCAGTCGTAATGACAGCACCATTCGACAGAGCGATGCAACAGGAAGCCTCTGTTTTCTTCACAACACTTTCACTTAACTACATCTATTACAAGAATAGGACACCATAACATGAGTTGCACAGGATTTGACGGTGCTATCGGAATCGGCACAGCCGGAGCCGACCCAGCATTAGCAGCATCATACACGGTGCTTGCCGGATCGCGAGACGCATCTGTTACGGCTAACGCTGACAAAGCAGACATCTCTGACCGAAGCACTAAGTTCAAGCAATACGTCTCTGCAATGATCGACTGCGAAATCTCGCTAACGATGACCAGCGACAACTCTGCTGAGTTGACAACCCTCCGAAACGCTTGCCTAGCTAGAACCCCAGTTCTAGTCGGCATCTTCTCGTCGGACATCGGAGCAGGAGCCGAAGGAATCGCCTTCGATGCTTACATCTTCTCGAACGACATTGCCCAACCTCTCAGTGACGGGCAGACAGTTTCACTATCATTCGCACCAGCATCAGGACAAGCCAATACTCCTGACTGGGTAACCCTAGCGTAAGGAGCCTGATCAATGGCAAACGAACTACTAACGACTGGCTACGACGGAGTTCTCTCTTTCGCTGCTGGTACAATCTCAGGCGACCCATCTCTAGTCTCTTTGACTGAGATCGCTAACGCGAGAGACACGAACCTTACGATGTCAGTCGATAAGGTTGATATGTCAGACAGATCCTCTAAGTTTAAACTCTACTGTCCTTCGATGGTTGAGCTAGAGATCTCTACTACTGTGACCTACAACGACTCGACCAAGTTCTTGATCGAAGCCGTCCTAGAACGCACTGAAGGTACTGTATCCTTCCTAGACGAAGCAGGCGGCTCAGGAATGTACTTCCACTGTCAAGTTTTCTCAGCGGATCTACAGGAACCTCTAACAGACGGACAGACTGTCAGCTTGTCATTCTGCCCAACACGCACTGTGGACTTCACCTCAACTGAAGAGCCAAAGTGGGCGTAGGCTAAACTAACTATAGAGGTCACAATACTGTGGCCTCTATTTTCTTTCACACCATAGGATGTAAGACATGAAGAACTTAGACTACATGCTGACACACTTCGATCGAACGAGAGTTCAGCTATCACCAGAAGATCAAGAGTTATACGGTCTACCTAAGCACACGACAGTCGGCGAAGTCCGCAAGGCTCTCAAGCCTGTTGAAGTAGAAGTACCGGAAGAGGACACGATGGACATGATCATCGAACCTAACGAAGAAACACAACTATAGAAAGTACGGGGCAAGCTATGAAAAGCACAGAACTATTAAGCAATCAATTTAAAGACTCGACAGGCCACACCTGGACGGTAGGCATCACAGTCGGATCATACATGAAGATCAAGTCCGAACTAGGCATAGACGTAACAGACGTAGCCTCAGAGGACTCATGGATTCAAGCTCTCGCGTTGTCTGAGGACATCGTAACTCTTATGAGCATGGTCGTTATCATCCTTCAGCCAGCACTGGACAAAGCAGGTGTTAGCATGGAAGAGTTCTTCGATCGCATCGGAGCAGAAGAGTGTGACGCACTACTCTCGGCATTGATCGGAGGTGTAGTAAATTTTACACCGGCTCACAAACAAGAGCCACTCGTGAGAGCGATAGTGATGATGCAGACGAAAGCGGAGAAAGCAGCACAGAAGGTTCTTCTGCTTCTGGAGGACAGGAGCGAGAAGGTGGACAAGGAGATGGAAGCTCAGTTCCAGAGTATGATCCAAAAGCCATTGAATCCTTCATCTTCTACACCGCAGGAGTAGTAGGAATAGATCCTAGACCCTTCACCTTTCATCATCTCGTAATGATGCGAGAGGGTTGTGAGCGTGAGAGGTGGGAGCGTACATCGTTCGCACTTGCCAACCAAGCCTCCTTCGCAGGTGCTAAGAACATTAAGTTGCAAGACTTCTCTAAGTTCAAGCCACCAACCCCTCGATTTTCTAAGAACGACCTTCAAGATATGAAAGCTATTATCAAATGATAAACTTTAGGATGTCCGGTAGTGCCTCACCTATCAACGCCTCATT